GCTCAACCCTACCGTGCGTGCCGATGACTCTGAAATTTGGGTAACATGGAACCCTGAGCTGGATGGCAGCCCTACTGATGGCCGCTTTCGCAAGTTCCTGTCTGAACACGCCAAGGTTGTCGAGCTGAACTACACGGACAACCCATGGTTTCCTGAAGTGCTGGACCTTGAGCGCAAAGATGACTGGGACCGCCTAGACCCGCAAACCTACGCATGGATCTGGGATGGCGCCTATCGCGAGAACTCCGACGCCCAGGTGTTCGCCAACAAATACCGAATCTCCGAGTTTGAGCCTTCCAGCAAATGGCATGGGCCGTACAAGGGCCTCGACTTCGGGTTCGCCCAAGACCCGACAGCGGCTGTCGTGTGCTGGATTGACGAGACCAAGGAGCGGCTGTACATCGAGTATGAGGCTGGCAAGGTTGGCCTGGAGTTGGACGATACCGCCGCCTACATCGAAGAGCGCATACCAGACTTCGGGCGCGGCGTTATCCGTGGCGATAGTGCCCGCCCTGAGTCGATCAGCTATCTCAAGCGTCACGGTCAGCCAATGATTGAGGCCGTCCTGAAGTGGCCTGGCTCCGTAGAGGACGGCATCAGCCACATGCGCAGCTACAAAGAGATCGTGATTCACGCTCGCTGCAAAGAGGTGATCAAGGAGTTCCGCATGTACAGCTACAAGGTCGACCGCCTGTCTGGTGAGATCCGAGCTGACGTGGTGGACAAGTGGAACCACTACATCGACGCCATCCGTTACGCGCTTGGACCAATGATCCAAGGCAAGGGCAAACTGAAGATCAGCAAGGAAGCACTCGCCAAAGCCGCGATGCGCCGATAGACTCTCACTAACCAAACCTGGCAGGAGAATTGCAATGGCTGACAAAGAACCGGTGAAAGTTGTCGAAGAGTCGCAGGGCGTGAAGAACCTGCTAGCGGTCATTGCAGCGCTGGGTGATTCGCTGACCGTGGCTGATCGAGCCAAGTACGATGAGTTGTTGGCTCGCGCTCGCGCAAGTGATGCAGCCAATGGCTAAGCGCGACAAAGAAAAGCCAGCCAAGAAGGCCAAGCCAAAGATCAAGGCCAAGTCGTTGCCGGTTCCAACTGCGCCAGCCAAGCCGACCGCCGCTGATCGTTCGCGCAATTTGGCCGTAGCCCGCTCCAAGGCTGCCGAAAAGCCAGTTACCCAGCGCTTTGCGATCAAGCCACCCGACCTAATGCCTGGCGTGGTTCCTGATGGCAAGACATCGGCCATCGCAATGGACTACGCGCCAGGCGTGTACGACTTCGCATCTCTGTCGCTGGGCGCCGACTTCCAAGGCTTCCCTGGCTATCCCTACCTGGCTAACCTGGCAACCCGCGCCGAGTACCGCGCATTCGCGTCGACCATGGCGTCCGAGCTGTTCCGTGAGGGCATCAAGTTCTCCAGCAAGGCCGTGGACTCTCGCGGCACCGCCGAGGACAACCCAAAGATCGCCGAGCTTGAGAAAGCCGTGAAGGAATTCAACCTGCTTGGCGTGTTCCAAACAGCTGCCGCTCAAGAGTGCTTCTTTGGTCGCGGCCAGATCAGCATCAACATCAAGGGCGCCAATGACACCCTGCCGCTGGTCATCGCGCCACAGACCATCAAGCAAGGCAAGTTGACCAGCTTCACCGCTATCGAAGCCATGTGGACCACGCCGAACGCTTACAACGCGATTGACCCGACGGCGACCGACTTCTACAAGCCACGCAGCTGGTTCCTGTTGGGCAAAGAGGTCCATGCCTCCCGCCTGCTAACCATCATCACGCGCCCGCTGCCCGACATGCTCAAGCCTGCCTACAACTTCAGCGGCATGTCGTTGAGTCAGTTGGCAGAACCGTACGTGAACAACTGGCTGCGCACTCGCCAAGCCGTGTCGGATCTGATCAACAACTTCTCGATCACCGCGCTCAAGACCAATATGGCGCAGATGCTCCAGGGTGAATGCGACGGTTCCGATATCCTGTCTCGTGCTGACTTCTTCACGCTTACTCGTGCTAACCGTGGGTTGATGCTGCTGGACAATGAAGGTGAAGAGCTGGTGCAGCTGAACACCCCGCTTTCCGGCCTGCACGAACTCCAGGCTCAGGCCCAGGAGCACCAGTGCAGTGTGACGCGCATTCCCGCCATGATCCTGACCGGCATCAGCCCTACCGGCATGAACGCCTCTAGTGAGGGCGAGATTCGCTCGTTCTATGACTGGCTCAGCTCACAACAGGAATCGTTCTGGTATCACCCGCTTGAGATTTGCATTCAGATCCTTCAGCTGCATCTGTGGGGCGAGATCGACGAGACCATCACGTTTGAGTTCAATCCGTTGTGGCAAGTCAGCGCGCTGGATGCCGCGACGATCAGAGTGAACAACGCCAACGCAGACGCCGTTTATCTGGATCGCTCCGTAGTCAGCCCGGAAGAAACTCGTGAGCGTCTGGCTGCTGATCCGGATAGTGGTTATGCGGGTATTGATGTTGAGGATTTGCCTGAGGTTCCAGAGGAAGATGTCGACGGCAGCTTTGGCGGGGCTGCATCCCCTGGCGGTGGTGCCGAGTCGGATGTTGATTACGATACGCCGGAAACCGGTCGCACTGATGAGCGTGACACCAAGGCGAAGACTCGCACCCGCACAAATCGGCATGAAGATAACTGAAGACAGGAGCAATATCGATGACCAAAAAGATCAGTGACGCACTTCTGGTTGAGGCCTCATACGCTTCGCTAAGAACCGGCAAAACCCTGGTAACCGTTGTTACCACCGACGATGATCACCAAGGCGAAAAGTACGCCGTCTTCATGACTCGCGAGCAGATGGAAGCCATTAACCGCTCAGGGTTACTTGGCGAATACCTATCTTTCGAGATCCTGAAACAAGACCTTGGCGACTGCTGATCGGTGATGAAAATGCAAGATAAATTCCGCGAAGGATCATCTCGGCATGCGCCTAAGGACTACAGCAAGCCGCGACCACTAAAGCCGCCACCAGCCCCAAGGCCAGCTAATGGCAACCGCTAAGCGTAAAACCGCCCGCGCAGTTCATCCAAACGTAGGCGTTCAAATGGCCTACAAGCGCGCCATGGAAAAGCTGATCGATGAGATGTCGAACAGCTTTGAGTATTGGCTTGCTGCCGCGTACAAGGCGAACCCTCCGCGTATGGAAGTGGCGATGGATGCCCTGCCCTCTGCCGAACTGGGCAAGAAGATTCGCGACCTTGGCAAGCGCTGGATCAAGAAGTTTGATGATATGGCTGCTGCGATTGCGCAGAAGTTCACCGAGTCAGGTCGAAAAGCTACTGACAGCTCGTTTCAGCAGGCGCTCAAGGATGCGGGGTTTGCTGTCGAGTTCAAGGTGACGCCGGTCATGCGTGACGCCATGAATGCGACGATTGCGGAGAATGTGTCGCTGATTAAGTCGATTCCTCGGCAGTATTCCATGGAAGTCGAGGGTATTGTCATGCGTGGCTTTTCGCAGGGTCGTGACCTGAAGTCGATCACGGATGACCTGCAATCGCGATATGGGATTACTCATCGTCGTGCCGCTAACATCGCCAGAGATCAGTCCAACAAGCTGACTGCCACTGTCACGCAGGCTCGCCGCGTCGAGCTGGGCTTGTTCGAAGCTGAGTGGATGCACTCGGGTGGCGGCAAGGAACCCCGTCAATCGCACGTCAAGGCTGGCAAGGATCGCAAGAAGTTTGACGTTCGCCAGGGCTGCCTGATCGATGGTGCCTACATCCTGCCAGGCCAGCTCATCAACTGCCGATGCTCATCCCGGACAATCCTTCCCTTTTAAGTTGACATACTGATTATCTTGGGCGATTATCTCTTGGCGCAATGGTGCGCATGACAGGAGATAATCAGTATGAGCAAGCCATTCATGCGTTTCGAAGGTGGAATGTGGACCTGCCGCAGTCGTCGTGCTGACTGCGAGTTTATCGCTGGGTCTAAAAACCCATTCAATGCTTTCATCGGATGGGCCACTGAGAACTATCGGAGGCTTTCGAAATGAGCAAAGACAACGAACCAGCATTCCCACTAACCAGCGCTGCTGATCACCAGTATTGCGGCATGTCCCTGCGCGACTACTTTGCGGCCAAGGCTATGGCTGCAATCGTGATCGGTAATAACGCCGATATCTGCACCATGGGCGCTGGCTGCGCTGCTGATGCGTACGGTCTCGCCGACGCCATGCTTGCGGAGCGTGCGAAATGAGCGTGGGATTCCCCTATACCGCTTGGCACCTTGGCCGAACCGGGAAGCCAAGATCAGTTTCAATTGTTGATCACGTCGACGAAAGTCAAGGCTGGATGTATCCGATGGGTGTGACAGTTGATGCTGAATACCATCGGATTACCGAGCTTTATCCATCCAAGATGGCTGCACTGCAAAAGGCAATTCAGAACATCAAGGATGCAGAAGATCGTAATTTGCGCGAGGCCAAGTCTATTGCTGCTCGTCGTGCCGCCTTTGAAAAACTTGCTGACGAGCTTGGAGAATCCCAATGAAACTGGTTGATATTTTGGCGCGGGAGTTGAAGGTTTGGCCGAATGATGCTAAGGCGGTTCTTTATGGTGACGCTGGCCGACTTGCATATTTTGATCTTGGTATAGGATACAGAGACTGCTTGAATGTCCATCCTGATGCTGCGTCTGAAATAGAGCCCGGATTTTATGAAATCACTCGCGCCCAATGGCAAGCCGCAGTCGATGCGCTGAAGGATGAGAAGGTTGCCGAGCGGAATGGTGAAGGCCTGCCGCCTATAGGTCTCAAGGTTGAGGCCTGGTACTCGATGGATACTTTCCCCGGCTGGAAACCTTTCAAGCTTAAGTATCTGAGCGAAGAATCGGTAGTCTTTGAATGCAGCATGGGCGAAACGCGTCGAGACCGCGAAACCTTCGACCGGTGGGCTTTGACTTTCCGCCCAATCCGCACGCCCGAGCAGATCGCGGCTTACCAATATGAAGAGGACGCCGCAGAGATCGCAAAAATACTAAGCGATCTTAAAGATGCAGACGAAATATTTATTGCCAAAACCCTTCTGGATTGCGGCTACCGCAGATTCGAAATCGTGGAGAGCTGAGATGATCGTTTATCTTGAGGTTGACGGATCACTTAAAACTTGCAGGCTATCGGACAGCCAGCACAAACAGGTTCTTTCTGATCTTTCTGCGCTTGCTGGTGGCCTTCGGGACAATGAGGCGCTTCTTTTGCTTGCCAGCGCTAGAAAGGGTGTCGCCAGGATGATTGCCGATTCTGGCAAATTCGAAATAGTGGATAATTGATATGGGCGAGCGCGAAGCGGATTTAATCATGTGGCAGCGTGAGCAAGAGAAAGCCATTCGAAATGCTGATTGTTGGCCGGGATTTTACTTTCTGCCTCATGGCCTGGATACGCCAAAACAATCTCTTGCCGCTCGCGCTCGCGGGATCATATTTTACGACCGAGATCTTCGC